CTAAGTCTTTTCACACAATGTTGAAAAATAGTTTGATTTCCTAAATACAAAGCCACATGATCTAATTTACCTGTGTTTGTTGTGTCCATAAGAAGAACATCACCCTCTTCTAAATCTACCGTATCTTCCAGTTCAACAAAACCAGTTAAAGGTAAACCATGTTCAAATAATGGATTCTTTGAAAATTCTTTTGGGCTTTTTGGTCTATCCCAATGTTTTAATTTAATATTCTTGTTTTCTTCATACCAATCATGTATCAAACTCCAGCAATCCTGCACTCCCCAAACCCATTCTCTACCAACTAATCCTTTCTTATAACCAGAGGGTTTAAAGTAATGCCATTGTTTTGTTTCTGGAGTGACAATATAAAAAGGTAAATCTAAATACTCACAACTAGCTAAATCAGCTTCACTTGGATATGGTGGATGATTTGGATGACTATGTATGACTGCTATAACTTCACCTTCATCTTCAGCTTTCATCCAATCATCAGGATCTAAAATAAAGTAATCACCCTGTTCTTCAGCAATATTTTTACAGGGATAATACTTTTCTTTACCTTTATAGATAGTCAATAGACCACAAGCTTCCTGTGGTGAATCTTTCTGTGCGTGTTCTAATGCAATATCTTTCCAACTCATTTTAAAATCCTAAAAATGCTCCAATACCAGGAAAAATATCTTTAGTGGCAATTCTTTGTGGTAGCTTTACATTTACTAAGTCGAGAGCAGATTGAGCTTCCCATGTAACTATATCTCTTGTCTCAGTTACTTTACGATCCAAGAAATAAATTTCCTGTGGAAACTCTGCTGTAGGATCTGGTGTACCAAAAGGATTTGTACCTCCTGTAAAGTTTGCAGCATCTAAATATCGAGCGAGAGTTCTAATTCTTGTAAATGTTGCTCCGTTTAAATCATTTCCTACAGTGGTTTCATTAACATCCTGCATTATGGCTGTAATCGTTCCAAAGATATTACTTATTGAAATTTTTGGTCTAGGCAAAGTACCTGTAGATCCAAACTCAAAGCCTGAACAGTCGATAGGAAATCTTAGATATGAGTTGCCAGCCCAAACAACTTCTCCATTTGCATTTAAGTTTGCACCATTATGAAAACGATACAAAGTATTTGCACCATGTAATGCTGTATTTAATTGAATAGAAAATAATTCAATAACAGATCCAGGGCTTGTTGACTGTAATACTGAAACTGGTATTGCCATTATGGTTCAAATACTTGTTCAAAACTTGCTGTAATTCTATTTCTATCTATATCAAACATTTCTCTACTAAAACTTCTGCATATCCATTTATAGCTTGTAGTTTCATCGGGTGGTGACCAATCAAAGGAAGTACCATTTTTAGCTTCATTTTCTAAAAAAGTTTCTATTACATCAGCATCAGAATCTTTTACATTGAAAGTTAAATTCCAAACTTTTGGATCTTGATTTAAACCAAAGGTTGTTCTTTGTTGGTAGCCATCTCCAAACTGAGTAATACGTTGTATTGGAGCACTACGTTTTGTAGCAGAATATTGTGGATTGTAACTAGGAAAAGTAGCCATTATCTTGAAAGTAAACCTCCAGGTCTTTGTTGTTTCAGCAGTTCTCCTTGCACAGCAACAGAGATTAATGTGCCAATTTCTTTAGCTGCTGCTTCATCACCTTGAACATCTGAACCTGATGCGTCCACATTAACAACAACATTGTTGGTATTGCCACCTCCAAGTTTATTATTTGGAATTATGTTACCTGATGATCTTGGAACGAATAGTTCTGGGCCTTTTTCTCCTACTATTGAAGGTCTGTTAACAGGAGGTCTGCCACCATCTGCAAAATTTAAAAATCCTAATAAACCACCTTTCTTATCTGCCTTAGTTCCTAGTATTGAACCAAACAATGCTTGATTGAGTGCTACATCTAAAAATCTATCAGCGACATTATTCAAAAGATCAGACAAGGTAGATGTACCTTTAATCAACCCTTTTATGCCTTCTTTTATATCGTTTTGAATAGTTTCACCAACTGATTTAAAAGCTTCTGCTACTTTATCTGTATTATTGTTTAAATTAATAGTATCTGTAACAGCATCTTTTTGAAGATCACCTATGATTTTTAATCTTTTTATTTTTTCATCAAGTTCTGTAATTTCATTTTTATCTAATTCTCCTTTCATTAACTTAAACCGAAGTTCAGCAATTTCACCTTCTAATATTAATTTTTGCTTATCAAATTTTTGATTTATTTTTGCTATTTCAGTAGCTAATTCTTCATTATGTGTTTTTTTAAGTTCTTTTATTCTTTTATTTAAATCAAGTTCATCTTTTTTAGAAGTTGCAATAGTGGTTAATTTGCTAAAACGCAAATCTAATTCATTATTTATTTTTTTCTCTTGTGCAAATTGTAAAGTAGCAGCATCAGTTTCTTCTTTCTTCTTAGCTAAATCAAAAGCTTTTGTTCCTGGAAATGGACCAAGTATGCCTCCTGAACCTGGTCCTGGAACATTTTTAGTTTCTTCTATATCTTTAGCCAAACTTTTAGCTTTAGGATCACCTGTTAATAGAGCTTCATTTTGAACAACTCTTTGAGCTTCAGCCAAACTTAACTCTTGTTCTATTCCACTGATCTGTAAAACAAAATTAACAATTCTAGCTGCAACAGATTGCAGATTTGTTCCTAAAGTGGCAAATGTACGATTAATTATTCTTTGAGTTTCTCCAAACCTTTCTAAAGCTCTAACTCCATCTTGTCCTATTTCTCTTGTAAGAATTTTTATTGAAGCATTAAAAGCTGCTGTTTTACCTTGAGTTTGTTCAATAAGAGTTAATCGTGCTTGCTCTGTAGAGTTTTGTAATTTTAAAGCATTTGTAACAGCTTGTGTGTCTTGTGAAAAAGGACCAATTGCTTGACCTAATTCAGCAGCACCACTAACAAGCTGCGATATAGCTGAACCTATCTGAGTACCAACAAGAGATAATGCGAATCCAAATTGCCCTCCTAATATTCCTCCAGCACCACCACCTAAAGCACCACCAGCAGCAGCTAATGGGCCTTGTCCAAATAGTAAAGGAAAAGCACCACCAATTAAAGCATTTGATAACGCTTTATTTCTTATATCAAGATCATCTTGAGTTCTTCCTCTTCTTGCTCTTCTAAGGTTTGCACCAAAACTTTGTGATTTTCTTCTTCTTCTTTCTTGACTTTCTAAGCTTTTTGTTTTTTCAATACTTAATTGTCTGCTTCTTGTAAGTTTTTGTTCAGCTTTAGTTGTTTTTTGAATTTCAGAAGCTCTTTTGCTAAATGCAGCAAACCCTGTTAAATCACTTGATTTAATAGTAGAGCCTCTACTACCACCACTACCAAATTTAGGACTTACGGCTCTTTGTTTTTCAATTCTTACTAAAGCTTGACCTTTAGCTATTTCTTCATTTTTTAGTTGTACTTTTTTTGCAATATTATCTAAACTTCTATTTTCTAAAGCTGCTAGAGATTCGTTTAATTGTACTAAATCTTTAGCTTGTTGTGTTTGAGTTATTTCTTTTTGAGTGCTTGTAGCCTGTTGTGGACCAAAAGCTTGCCCTCTAGGACCAACTGTTTTTAATAAATTATTTCTTTCTAATAATTCTGAATTTACTTTTGCTTGTGCATTAGCAAGATTTTCTGCTGCTTTTATTCCTTGTACAGTTGATATATTTGATTTATCAAAGTTTGCTTGAGCTTTAGCTAATGCTGAACTTAAATTATTTAAAGTAGGAACAAAGTGACTTCGAGTCACACTGTTATACTTCATTATTTTTTCTAAACTTCTATCTATTGCTGCTGAATTTCTATCTAAGTGAATATTTAAACTTCTTAATTCTCTAAGACCTTTTACAGCTAACTGAATATCGGCTTTAGCCACAATTTTAAAAACAAAAGGTTACTTTATTTTAGCTTATCTCCTACGTTTTGCTTTTTCAAATGCCTTTTCTTGTTCTTCGTTAATTATTTGAAAATAACAACTCCAACCAATAATTTCATCTACCGTCATATCTCTTACCTCTGCCAAACTCTTTCCTAATTCCTTTGCAACACCAAACTGTAACATCATAAAATTATCTTTTTTTAACTCAGCCGTTAGTCTTTTGGGTCAATTGTATCTTCCTCACTATTAATTACAGCTAACATCAAAGATTGTAAATCACTATCTTTTACTTCATTTTTAAGAATATCTATTTCTCCAGCTTTAAATAATCTTTGCCCATTTTCATCTAAAGCTTTGTTTATTAGAAGTTGTAAAGCAAAACCATTTGTATCATCTTTTGATTGTCTTTGTGCTCTATCACGTTCTGCCATTGTTAATGGGCTTACATACATTTCAAAAATAGAACCATCAGATAATGTAACTTCTTTCTTTTTTGGTTCAAGGTTTGCTGCCTTCTGTAAACGCTGTAATGCTGATAGATTA